GCGGTTTTGAGGATTCATAAGAAGTTTATTGATGCGGGTAATGATGCGCAGACTGTGTACGATTATGTACGCGGGAAGCATCGTGAGGGCGTGTTTGCAATTAAGGGTAGCAATAAGTATGCAGCGCCTATGTTGCCTAAGGCTTATTCGCTGGTGGATAAGGGCAGGGTTATGCTACTTAGTTTGGGTACTCAGATTATTAAAGAGGAATTATTTAGTTGTTTAGAGCGTGTTAAGGCTCCGGGACCTAAGTTTACCCACTTTGCGAGTTGCTTTGCTGATGCTGAATATTTCAGGCAGTTGACTGCTGAGCATCGTGTTTTGAAGTATATCGGCGGGATGCAATTTTATATTTTTGAGCCTAAGAAGCGCGGGTTAGCTAACGAGGCGCTGGATATGCTGGTTTATAATTATGCTGCTATGGAATCTTGTAATCCGAATTGGGATTATTTAGATAAGCAGTATTTGGAAATGGCTGATAAGAGAACGGCGGCGGGTGATGTGCCGGGAAGTGTTGCTATGGATAATAGAAAAGTTAATAATAATAATAAATTTATAAGGAGACGGATTGCGATATGAAGATTATGTTGAGTGATGATAATACTATGAAGATTCAGCAGTTGGCTAATGATTTGAATATGCCTTGCAGCACAATTGTTAACCAAATTATTATTCAGATTCAGAAGGTGAATATTGTCACTGATTTGGTGATAAGGGTTGAAGTTCAGAGATCTAAGGATGAGTTGAAGGAGGTTCCGGCGGCTGAGGTTAAGAAGGTAAAAGCGAGGTAATTGATGAGTTGGTTTATGGGTTTTGCAGTGTAAAGTATTGTTTTGGCTATTAATGGAGCGCCTGATTTAATGATTAGGCGCTTTTTTTATGTGTTTTTCTACATAATAAAAAAGTTTGGTAATGTCAAGGCCCGATTAGTGCCCGAATTGGGCCCTGCGAGGGCCATAAATGGGCCCTAATCGGGCCTTGCAAAGTTCGCTCTAAGTCAGTTTACTTGTACTGAAGTTATTTACAAGTTTATTCCCTTATGCTTTTATGCTTTGGGTTCAATTAATTGAAAAGGAATGATGTTATGAAAACAATGTTTTTAATGGTGATGATGCTTTTGGTTTCCGTGTGCTTTGCGCAGAAAACTACTACGATTTCTACTGATGCCAATAATGGGCATTATATTATTATCCGCTCTATTACTCAGGCGATCCATGACTCAGCTACTGCTAATAAAACAGCAAACTACGGTGATACCATACATACAATTACGGTTTCTCCGAAGTACAGCGCTGAGAAGATCAGATTATTTATAAGAGATTCGGTTGGTAACAGCAAGGTTGATTCGTTTTATGTGGAATATAAATCACCTGACGGCAACTGGGTTAAGATAGCAGCTTTGAATTTACTTACTTATACATATGCAAGTGTGCTAGTCCCCGGTGATGGTTTAACCGGAATTTATGAAATATCAGCCGGATATGGTTCTGCTTATAGAGTTAGAAGATTCAATACTGAATATGCCGGCGTGCATAGTAAGTTTTGGGTTAGTGTGGAATTGATAGCTTCTTAATTAGTGATGAATTGAGTTGAGCCGGCTGCTGTTGCGCCCCCAACGGCGCCGGTGAGACTCTTAAAGAAGTTTAATAAAAAAGAGAGTATGAAGATGAAAGATTTATTGATAAAGTTTAAGGATGGTGTGACTACTGCCTGCGGATCTATTTCGGCGGCTACTTTTCTTTTTTTAGGTTATGTGACCGTGTATCAGTTAGAGATTAGTAATCAGGTTAAGATTGTGCTTGCGGGTGTGCTGGCTATCAGTACAGGCGTGAGAGGTTATCTGAGCGGTAAGGCGGCGCCTAGTGATTTGGTTAATGAGCCTATTGATAAGGCAAAAGAATAATGATTATTGAATCTTTGAAGTTGCGCCAGGGTGATAGCTGGGATTTTAGCGAGGATTTAGGTTCGTATGAGCCTGCCAGCTGGGATATGGCTATTGTTTTGAAGCAGGGCAGTAATGATGCTATCGTGATTAATACTGTGACTGACGGCGGTAATGGGTTATTTAATGTTTCTGTGAGAAGTGATGTTACTTCTGCTATTGCTCCGGGTAAATATTCCTGCGCTTATGTTTTAAGCAGCGGTGTTAAGAAGAATACTGTGTGGTCCGGTATGGTTGTAGTTTATCCTGATTTGGCTGTTGCGAGTGACAGCAGAAGTTACTGGGAGACTACGGCGGCTGCCTTGCGTGATGCTTATTTGCGGATGGCAGGACGAGAGTCTGCTGAGGTTACGCTGAATGGTAATACGGTGAAGTATGACAGGGTTGAGTTATTGAAGGCGCTGAATCATGCGGAGTATATGGTCCATACCGAGAGCAGCAGTAATCAGAGCGGTAGAATATTGGCGAGGTTTGTGTGAATAAGTTTCAGAAGTTTTTTCAAAAGATTTTTGGTATAAGTAATGCAGTGCCGTTTTATTCGGCGGGCAGTACCAGGTCTTACATGGCGGCAAGGCAGGACAGGACTACTGCTGATATGGGCGGCGGTGATTATAAGGCGGCGGATTATGATGTGTTTGCCGGTATGGTTATTCTGCGTGCAAGAGCGCGGTTCCTGATGAAGAATAATTCTTATGCGAGAAAGTTTCAACTGTTGTGCAGACAAAACATTATAGGTGCAGATGGTTTCATTCTACAAAATAAGGCTAAAGATTTATCAGGCAATTTTGATTCATTCGCTAATCAGTTGATTGAATATAAATGGTCCGAGTGGTGCAACAAGAATTATTGTACTACTGAAGGGCTAATGAGTTTTAAGGCTGTTCAGGATTTGATTGTTAAGACTGTTCCGGTGGATGGTGAGATATTCATTCGCAAGGTGACGGGCAAGAAGGTTAATAAATTTGGTTTTTCTTTACAGCTTATTGAGCCTGATTTGGTTGATGAGCGGTTGAACCGGGTGCTTGATAATGGTAATGTGGTGCGCATGGGCATTGAGTATGATGCTTCTACGCGCAGGCCTTTGGCTTATTATTTTAAGAATGTGAATCCGACTACTGAATTGTGGGCGGGTTATACGACGGTGAATGATTATACGCGGATTGATGCGAGTGAGATTATTCATTTATATGATAAGGATAGAGCTAATCAGAGTCGTGGTGTGAGTTGGCTGGCTCCGGTGATGGTGATGATGCATAATTTGAGTGAGTTTGAGCGATATGCAGTTACTAATGCGCGAATCGGTGCTTCTAAGATGGGATTTTTTAAGAAACCTGAGAATCCGATGAATCCTACTGCCCAGGTTGGCAATGATAGTGATGCTTTTGGGAATAGAGTGATGGATATTGAGCCGGGTACTTTTGATTCACTGGAAGCGGGTTGGGATTTTGTTCCTTTTATGCCGCAGTTCCCGGAAGCGCAGCATGAGCCTTTTGTTAAAAGTATGCTTCGGGGTATCGCCTCTGGTTTAGGCGTGAGTTACAATACTTTGGCTAGTGATTTAGAGGGTGTGAATTATTCTTCTATTCGTGCAGGGTTGCTTGATGAGCGGGATAATTGGAAGCGTTTGCAGGCTTGGATTATTGAATCATTTATGGATAATGTTTTTGAGAGTTGGCTTGATTGGGCTTTGCTTACCGGTGAATTGGCTTTGCCGGTGCAGAAATTTGATAAGTTTAACGCTCCTACCTGGATAGGCAGGCGCTGGCAGTGGGTTGATCCGCTAAAGGATGTTAATGCGAATATTCAGGCGGTGAAGGCTGGGTTTAAGACTAATTCGCAAGTGATTGCGGAGCTTGGCGGTGATATTCAGGAGGTTTATGAGCAGTTGGCTTATGAAACTCAACTGAAAACTGATTTAGGTTTGGTGATTGAGGATATGAAGTTATAAACGGGATGCGAATCCCCCGGCATCTGCGATGCCACCCCCTTTTGAAAAAGGGGGACTTGAAGTGAATGAAAGGATATATATGAATTTGGAAATGAAAAAGTATTTGAGCGGTAGTCATAAGAGGAGTTTTAGTCTTAAGGCTGAGCTTATGAATGCAGATGCCAGAACGATTGAGTTTAGCTGTGCTAGTGAAACTCCTTATGAGCGCTGGTTTGGGTTTGAGATCCTTGATTTGGGTATGAGTAGTGTGCGCTTAGGTCGGATGAATGACGGTGCGCCATTGCTGGACTGCCATAATCCGGATGAGCAGATTGGTGTTGTTGAGAAGTGCTGGATTGATGATGCTAAGAAGCAGTTAAGGGTTATCGTGCGTTTCTCTAAGGGTGAGGACGGCGAGGAAGTATATCAGGATGTTCTTGACGGTATCAAGAGGAATGTATCTATCGGCTATATGGTGCATAATATGACTCTTGAAAATGAGAGTAACGGTGTTTGCAGTTATCGTGTGATTGACTGGGAGCCGTATGAAGTTAGTATTGTTTCAATCCCCGCGGATAATAGTGTGGGTGTTGGGCGTGCCTCGACTGCGCTCGGCAATCAAACTGATGGATTTGGTGAAGTGATTATAACCGGTATGAAGGCGCAGTGCCAGCATAACGATTTAGGTGAAGGTGAAGTTTGTCTGGTATGCGGTGAAGTGTGCGCGGATGGTGAGGTAAAGAGTATTAAATCAACAACAACAATTAGTGATATTAAATTAAAAAACGAAAGGAATCATGAAATGACAGATGCAGAAAAATTAGCAGCTGAAGCAGGCGATAAAGTGCGCGTTGCTGAAATAGAAGAACTTGGTAAAAGGCATCAGTTGCCTTATGAGTTCGCAGTTAAAAGTGGAATGTCCACTGAACAATATCGCGGTTATGCTTTAGAGCATAAAGGAAACAATAAACCATTGTATACCCCGGTATCCGATGTTGATGTTTCTAAAAACGAAAAAAGATCTTACTCAGTTAGTAAGGCTATCCGTGCAATGATAACCGGTAACTGGGGCGAAGCAGGCTACGAGAGAGAATGCAGTGATGATATTGCACGCAGAACTCATAGCAGCGCAAGTGGAATTTTCCTTCCGCTTGATGCTTTCAAGAGAGATATTGATGTTACAGCAGGCGCTCCGTTGATTGCTACTAACACAAACGCTGCAAGCTTTATTGATTATTTATCAAATAGCGCGCTTGCTTTGAAACTTGGTGCTAAAACACTTAGCGGCTTGGTTGGAAATGTTAAAATTCCACGCAAGACCGGCTTGGGTCAGGCAACATGGGGAAATGCATCTAAGTCAGAAATGACCTTGGATTACATTGAACTTATTGCGAAAAAATTAATGGCTTGGGAAAATTATGATAAGCAGTTACTTGCTCAGTCTACTCCTTCCATCGATGCGCTCGTTACCAGCGATATCATTACTCAGCTTGGATTAGCAGTTGATAAGGCTGTTTTCCACGGTGATCCTGATAATGGCGAGCCTACAGGAATAATTAATACTTCAGGCATTAACAGCGTGACAGGAACTACCTTCACAAACGCAACTGCCAGAAGCTACAAAACAAAAGTCAAAAAAGCGAATGTTATCAAAGATAACTTAGCTTTTGTTATGACTCCGGATATTGAAGGTACCCTGGCTTCTACGCCTAAGGTTTCTACCTATCCTGATTATATCATCAGCCCTGAAGGAAAGATGGCAGGCGATTTGGTTTATTCGACTAATCAAATTGCAGACGGTCATATTTTCTATGGTGATTTCAGCGAGATATTGGTAGCTGACTGGGGTGTTGTTGACTTAACAGTTGATGCATCTACTTTAGCTCATCAGGCTCTTGTAAGAGTAATCGCTTTCATGCTAACGGATATCGGTGTTCGTCATCCGGGTGCATTCAGCGCATCTACTACTTTTAGTGTGTAACAGTTAACTGTTGCCGGGGGAGCTACTCATGCTGTGGCTCCCTAATTTAATAATGTTCCCCTATTCTTTTCCTTATAGAAGGGAATAGGGATTATTTAAGGAAAGTTATGAAACAAATTAATATTAAAAATGATTGTTTGGTAAAAGGTAAGCTTGCTAAGGCGGGCGAAAAATATACCGAAGATCAGTTGAAGAAAAAATTTAAGTGTAAACCTAGCGATATTACTACGCTTATCAGTACGGGTAATGCTTTTGCTGAAGAAGTTGTAAATGTAACTATTGAGGAACCAGTTAAAGAAGTTAAAGCAGATGATACTAAGCCTAGCAAGTCAGCTTCTAAATAGCGGATTCGAGGAGGCCGGATCTTATATTTTTGAGGACGGTATTGTTGAAGTTGCTTTGGTGTTTAACAGGCCGAGTGCTGAGGATAAGTTATTTAGTCAGGACAGCGGCAATAATTATAATGCTATGGCTTATATGCTGACTACTGACTGCATTAATATTAAGCAAGGTACTAAGATGAAGGTTCGCGGTGTGGATTATACTGTGGTTGATTTGAGTGATGATGGTTACGGGTTAACTGAGTTGAGGTTGAGATGAGCAGGAGTGCGGTTTTAGCTAAGGTGGTTTCCGTGCTGGAAGGCATAACGATTGACGGCGGTTATTCTACGGATGCGGGCAAGAATGTTTTTTACCTGGGTAAGATTTTGAATGAGGGTACGAATACTGAGTTTGAATGGAATCTTGACACTATTCAGGATGAGCAGTACCCGTGTATTTTGGTTTTGGAAGGTGACAGGAGTTATGATATTGACTCCAGGCCGAATGCCCACTATCAGAAGCTTCAGGTTGATATTAATATTTATGCTGCGCCCGGTGCCGGGATTAGTGATGTCCGCAAGATGATGGCGGATGTTTACAAGGCTATAAGGCTAAGTGAAAATTTAATGTTAGCTGAGTTAGGTTTGGTGCGCATGACTCCGGTGGCAGATAAGCTTTCGGTATTTGGCGAAGAAGGCGGAAGGATTGACGGTTGTCAGGTGGTGATTGATTTTGAGTGGACCAGCTCTAGATGGACTATGGAGTAATAATGTGTTGTGTAATTATTAATATGGAATTTTGGAAATGAGTGAGGAAGTTAAGGCGAAGTTGAGGGAGCAGGGTGTTGTTGTAACTATCCTGCAAACATGGCATATTTTTTTAGTGGTGATGAGTATGCTTATAAGTTTAGGTATTATTTGGGGCGTTACTACTTCGCGGATAAGTCAGGTGGAAAAAGATATAACCGGTCATGAAGTTTGGATTAAAAATCATGAGGAAAAGGTTAGCAAGCTTGGTGAAGGGCATGTAAAGTTATTTTATGAACTTCAGTTGAATTTGCGGAGGCTATGCGAGAAGAACGGCATTACTTATCAGGGAATAAAGCAGGATACTAATGCGAATTAAGAGGTTTGGATTTTATAAGGGTGATTATTTTCAGCGGGATGCTTCGGGTGTTGGCGGGAAAGTTGCGAATCCCCCGGCATCTTCGATGCCACCCCCTTTTGAAAAAGGGGGACTTTATGAGCAGAAGCAGATTGTTTGGCATCATACTGTTTCTAATGGTAGTGCTGAGGCTGTTGCTGATTGGTTTGGCGCTGATCATGGTGCGAGTAAGATTGCGACGGCTTATGTGATTGCTTTGGATGGTACTATTCTCCAGTTGTTTGATCCGGTGGACGGATGGGCTTATCATACCGGGTTATACGGTCAGGGCGATAAGAATGTTATTGGTATTGAGATTGTTAATGCGGGGCCTTTGGTGAAAAAGACTGTGAAGAATTTGCTTAATGGCAAGGATGAAGTGAAGTATTTTTGGCTGGATGGCAAGTATGAGTTTACGGGTAAGGTGTTTGATAATGGCAAGGTTTGGCGCGGTATATCGCAGTATTGGGCGACATACACTGAAGAGCAGATTCAGGCTGTTAGTGAGTTGACTGCATGGTTATGTGATAGGTTTGATATCCCAAAAAAGGTTTTAACCGATTTAGCTTTTAAAGCTGAGTATTGTAATTGGAAGGGTATAATTGCCCATTGTAATATCCGGAAGGATAAGAGTGATGTAAGTTGCGCGTTTGATTTTATGAAGGCGCAGAAAGTATTGTTAACGGCATGATGAAGTTTAGAATGTTTAAGTATTTAGTGTTTTTAAGTTTTGTGGTTTTAGCGGGTTGCAGATCTACTCAGGTGATTAGCGATGGGATGGTTCGCATAGATGTGCCTGATGTGGAGGACACGGTTGATGCACGGATTATCGGGAACGGTAGCGGTAGCTGGAGCGAGTGCGTGGATGATTTTGAAGGTTCCGGAAGCAGTATTGAGGGCAACAGTGTTACCCGTGATAGTACGGGTTCTATAACTGCGGTGAATGTGATTTTTAAGCCGAGGAAAAGCGGTGATAAGGGTAAGGCCGGTAGTTTTGAGATAAGCGTGCAGAAGTCACCGGTGGTGGTTAAACCTAAGGAGCCAGTAGTAACCGGAATAGATAATAGTTTATCTAAGGCCCCGGCGCCGTTGGGTGATAGGATTTTTGATTGGTTCAAAAGTGTGATGAATTGGATTGTGTGCCTGGCTATAATATTAGGGCTGGGTTATTATGTTTTACGATTAAAAAATTATAGTAATAAGAATTAAAAAAATAGAAAGGATAGATTATGGCTGAACAATTAGCGATCGTTAAAGAAGTGTTTATGGCTCCGGGTAGTGCTGCGATGCCAGGAACATTGACAGGGGTTTTGCCTCTTGGATTTCGCGGTGATAAGGCTGCTTTGAATATTACTCATTTTAATGAGATAAAAGATGAGCGCGGACGGGTATTTGGCAACATGCTGAATTTTGAGTTGAAGGCATCTTCGCTTGAAATGACTTATGAAGGGTTGGCTAATTTAATAGCTTTTACTAAGGCTAATGATGTTAGTGTTGCGGTTGTAACCAGTGGTGCTACCCGTGATGAAGATGGACTGCTGACAGCTCCGGGCGGGTTATTCAAGTTTGAGAATGCTAGTTCTTTAGGGCTTGGATGGGAATTGTTAATTTCTCCGAAGGATAGGAAATTGAGCTATACTTTGGCAAGAGCTTTCCGTTTGTCGGATGGGCAGGCTTTGATTACTGCATCTAAGATTAATTCACTTCCGGCGGCTTATATAGTACCTAGTGAGAATGCTAATAATGTGGTTAATGGTTTCATTAATCCATTATTTGGAAGTTTGACTATCGGTGATGAGAGATTAAATGATTTCAAAATAAGTTTGAAAACTTCGGGAACGAAAAACGGTTTTAACAGGATGCTGAACAGAAGAGTTGAAGTATCTATTGAGGGAACTTTGAACGGGCCTGATCCGGATGAAGTAAATGAATTTCTTACTTCGGCGATTGGCGTAGATGATATGAATCTTGAGATACCGACTATGAGCGGTTCTTGTTATATTAGTTTAAAAGCCGGCGGTATATCTCAATACGGTAGTGCAGAGCTTGGCGAAGATAAACGCGAGGCTAAAGTAATGCTGGTCGGTTCTTATGATATCGGCGATATTACTTGTGACGCTGATACGATTATTTTTGGTTATGTAATATAATTGGTTCCCTTCGGCTTAGGGCCGTTCGCCTCAACAGGGATATGATTATTAAGGCTGGGCAATTATTTAGGCAAGAGTTGAGGCTTGTTTGGGTGGTTGCCCATTTCTATAAGGATTAGTTATGAATGATTATGTAATAAGCGGTGTGAATTGCAGGCTAAGGGATTTGAGCCTGAAGCAGAAGAACAGGGTTAATGAGCTTGTTGGCAAGAAGCTTCAGGAAGGCAGTGCCGGGAGTGATGATTTTAGTTTGGATTTATCGTATGAAGAGAATGTTGAGTTCATGGAGCTTATTCTTGAAACTGAGAACGGTGAAAAGATAAACGGCGAGGATGTGCCTGAAAGTGTTGAGTTGAAGGCTGTTTGTGATTTTTTTTTGCGGAGGATCAAGAGTCAGTTAGAAATTCAAGATTATATGGTGAACTTAATGAGCGGGAAAGAAAAGCAAGCGCCGAGTATAGGCAACTAGAGAAGGATTTAGACTGGGAGCGCACTTATTTTGCGGGCGAGAATGTGTTTGATGATACTGAGCTGATAGTTTTGTTCTTGATTGAGCAGGAGTATTGGCGGTATGATGAGGTGCTGAATATGCCTGCAAGGCGTGTAATGAAGTTTGTTTATGATAAAAGAGTTTCAAATTTGAATGTTCTGCTGGGCAGAATTTTTGAGATGAAAATGTTAAAGAAGGATTGACTAGATGGCTAATGATAATGAAATAAGTATTCTGCTGAGGATTGACGGCAAGGATGCGAATGCTCAGATTAAGATTACTGATGAGAATGTTAATGCTTTGTATAAGTCTTTCCGGATGGGTAACAAGGATGCGAGTGATGCAACTAAAACCATGGTGCAGGGGTTTACGGTTGCCCGTGATGTGATTGGGGGCATGAAGGAGGCGTACAGCGCTTTTACGAGTGTGTTTGGGAGTACGATAAAGAAGGCGCAGGAATACGAGATGTCCATGGCGCAGTTGAAGGGTATTATTGCTTCTAATGGCAGTGCGGCGGGTTATACTGCCGAGCAGATGGATGTGATGGCGGCGAGCTTTGCTAATGGTAGTATGTTTACTAAGGGCAATGTGCTGGAGGCTGAAAAAATGTTTATGACTTATAAGAATATAGGTCATGATGTGATGCCTAAGGCTGTGGAAGCAGCTATTGGGATGGCAGAGGTTATGGGCGGTGATTTATCGAGTGCGGCGGTGACTTTAGGTCAGGTGCTGGAGAATCCGATTGAGGGAGCGCGGAAGTTAAGGGCGATGCATATTGTTCTAACTCAGGCGCAGAAGGATGAGCTTAGGCAGATGCAGGAGACTCAGGGCGTGCAGGCGGCGGGCGGGTATATCCTAAATATTCTTGCTGAGAAGTATGGCAAGGTGAGTGATGCCATTAAGGATACCCAGGAGTTTAAGGTTAAGCAGATGAACGATGCCATGGGCAAGATGTTCAAGACTGTGGGTGAAGGTCAGATGGCAGTGATAGCGCCGTTTATTACTACACTTGGCGATATGATGAGTAGTTTGAATAAGATTAGCCCCTTTATTGGGGCTAGTGTTGTTGGAGCGGGGCAGTTATTTATTGCTTATAAATTGTTATCTACTGCGGGAATAATGCCGCTTATTATAAATACAAGTAGTTTAGGGGCTATACAAGAGACACTTGCCGTCAAGACTTGGCTAGCTAATGCGGCGGGTGTTGCTTCGGTAGGGACTATGACTACTATGAGTGTTGTTGCGAAGGGTTTAATATCATCTATTGGTCCTTTAGGCTGGGTAATGATAGCTTTAGGTGCGGCAGTTGGAGCTTATGCGCTTTTGAAAAAATCAGTAAGTGAAACTGATAAAGCTATAAAGGATATTAATTTAGAGACTAGTAAAGGCGTAGGAGTTTTTAAGGCGTATGCATCATCCGTGCTTGATAGTAATAATTCGATGGAGGCTAGAAAAAATGCTTTAATAAAAATGCGGGAACTGGATCCTGAACATTTAGAAAATATCAATTTAGAAAAAATAAGTTATAAGGATTTAACTACTGCTATTGCTAATGCAACTTCGCAATACGAACATCAGGCGAAAGTTAAGGGTTTCAGCAAGCAGTATGAAAAAGTTAATGAACAAATAGCTGAAAAGACTTTAGCCTGGGATGATAAAATTAATCCCATTAAATTAAGTATTAATCTAGCAAGCGGAAGCGATGAAGAATTTTATAAGGCTTTATTGAAGTTAGCTGAATTTACCGCTAAGGAAGAGATAGATAAACTAGAGAATAAAGCTAAGGAAATATTGGCGTATATGAATAGCATGTCGGAACCTGATAAGGTATCTGGTCCTGCGGAAGGTACTTTAGGCGAGAAGATTGAAACGCTTAAGGCACTGATTGCAGATTTAGGAGTTGAGAAAAAAGCTTTGGCGGATACTGATAAAGCGGGGCAGGATGCGATTCAAAAAAAAATAGATTTAAATACTAAATTATTAGAAGAAAAAGAAGGTAAGAACAAGGGAAGCAAGAGCCGTGAGGGATTGGGCGGGATAGCTAGTTTGAACCGGGAGATGAATGCAGATAATTTGGACTGGGATGCGCAGATTCAGCAGTTGGCGGCCTTCCGGGAAGAGGTTAATAAGAATACTAAGGATTATCCTAATACTAAAGAGGGCAAAGATCATAGGGCTAAGGTTCTTGATGAAATTACAATTAAGGAGAAAAAAGTTTGGGCGGATATTGCTAAGGCTTATCTAGAGAGTGAGAAGCTTAAGGCTGAGGCTATGGCGGACGGGGTTGAGAAGGATATGGCGCTGGCTGATGTTTGGCAGAAGGAGCAGATTGCTAAGATTGATGAGAGCGTTAAGGATGAAAAGATTGCGGCGGATCAGAAGGTTTTGATTCACCAGCAGTACCTTAATAAGATTATCGATATTAATGAAAAAAAAGCTAAGAAGGATGCCGAAAATGCGGCTAAGGCTAAGGAGAAGTTGCTTCAGGATGCCAAGGATGCGGCGGCTTTTGATAAGTCTTTAGCGAGGGGCGGGGTTGGCAATACTGAAGGGGCAATGAGCAATGCTGAGGTAGGTCAGCAGAAGGATGTTGTTGATGAATCGGAAAAGAAGGATAAGGCTACAAATTTAAAGTTATTGAATGATAAGGCTATTGATGATGCGAAGTATGAATCTAATGGTGTTTTGATTCATGCCAATGCTACTGCGGCTAAGGCGGCTATTGATGATGCGGCGCTTAAGAGCAGGCTTGCGGCTACTTCTACGATGCTGAGTAATTCTAAGGCGCTATTTGGGAAGCATACGGTTGCTTACAAGGCGCTAGCGACTGCCCAGGTGATTGTTGATACTTACAGCAGTGCAACTGCGGCTTATAGGTCGATGGTTGGTATCCCGGTAGTTGGTCCCGCGTTAGCGGCGGTTGCAGCAGCGGGGGCGGTTGCTATGGGTATGAAGAATTTAAGTGCGATTTATGCTGCTAAGGTTTCGGGTTATGCTTTGGGCGGTGTTATTGACAGGCCTACTTACGCGCTTATGGGTGAGGCGGGACCGGAGATTGTTGCGCCTAAGGATACTTTTATGCAGCATAGTGCGGAGCTGGTTAGGGCGGCGATTAATAGTTCGGGATATCCAGGGGGCAGCAATAATTTGCATAAGGAAATTAGTGATTTGAAAAATAGTTTTGAACGGTATGCAAATAAAGCTACGAATATATTGATCGGTGATAATGAATGCATCAAAATTAAAAATAGAGCAAATACGAGTTTGGGATTCAGTAAGATATGAAAACAAGAATATTATTTGCCAATGTAGGCAACACGATGATTAGGTGTATTTACGGCGATAGCGCTGTTAGTTATCTGGATGCAGAATTGAGTAATCGTATGCCGGTGACAATAGGTGCGAGGATTTATGGCATTATGAGCGGTGAGAGTGTTTACCTGGGTACTATTGCCAGTTATGATATGTACGGATTTACTTTTGAACATGGTGTAAAGGAAGAGTATGAGGGTGAGTTTTATGTGGATTGGACGGATTGGAAAATATCGGTTGGGAATATTTCCAGGAAGATTGAGAATGATGAAGCCGGACAAAGTGGAGTAATAACTTTTGATAACGCATCTTTGAATATGTATTATTTACCTACTGTGAACCGTGTCATAGACGGTGTGACGGTTGAGTTAGATAATCCGGTTAAGTTAGGGATTTGGTTTGCTTTGGCGAACGGTAAGAGATCTAAAGTGCGCATTGAGAGGGTAAGCTGTAATTTAATTGATAAGGCACTATTGGCATATGATGGCGGATCGTTTAAGGATCTGAAGACTAATACGAGTGATTTAATAGCAGCTGCGGAGTGGGGCGCGAAGGGATCGGTTATCTTTGAGGGTATGCTGAATTATATATCTTTGGAAGCAAATGAAATTACGATTGACGATGCCGGGGATTATATATCTACTGTAACTTTTCAGGTTATAGATAAGCTATCAAGTTTGACGATGATTGATATTGGACGGGCTCAGAGAGCAAAATATGATGCGAAGGCAAGGATACCTTACACGGGGAGCATGGGATGGACTATCGTGCGTATTACTTCCGGTGGTAGCCAATATTTCATAATAAGTTGGGAAAAGGTATGGGTTGGTGGTACTGCTACGAAAGGTGATCAGATAGAGCATAGCCAGACGGTCTTGAAAAAAGGTGATATCATGGTACATCCGAGGTTGAACGATGATGGCAGCGAACAGTTATATATTGTGATCGATTGTGGGTTAACTCATTATAATGAGTTGGACACTACATGGGTGAAGTTAATTGATGCAAGTTCCGGGTTATCATTTGGAGATTGGACATTTTTTGTTCCACAAATTTATTATTACGATAAAAGTTATTATGGAATTAATGAGATAACAGAGGTCACGGGTTCCGAGGTAACAAGTTTTAACGGTAAAAATATATTATTAGGGATAATGGCGAATTTTTGGACTGATCTGAGTATTGATA